CTTTATGAACTATCAGCTCACGGAGCAGATGCCAGAGTACTTTGACGAATTTGAAAAGATGCTCTTTCATCTTCCACTAATTGGATCTGCATTCAAAAAAGTATATTACGATGCAAATCTTAAACGTCCGGTATCTGAGTTTGTTCCTATTGATCAGTTCTACGTATCTTATTATTCAAGTAACTTGTCCAAGGCCGATAGATATACTCATGTAATTTATCGTAGTCCTGTTGACCTGGCAAAAGATATTCGTTCCGGTATATATTCGGATACAGACTTACCGGATGCAACTGATCCACAACCCACGGCTTTTGCATCCAAGATGGATACAATACTAGGGTTCTCTCCAACACAGGATACAGATCCACAATATGTTCTACTTGAACAACACTGTTATCTGGAGTTAGACGAACCTAATTCAGAAGACGGAATAGCTCTTCCCTATATTGTAACAGTGGAAGAGCAGTCAAGAAAAGTTTTATGTATTCGTAGAAACTATAAATCTGACGACACGAACAAGGAAAAGATAAGTCACTTTGTCCATTATAGATTCGTACCTGGATTTGGTTTCTACGGGTTTGGCCTGATGCACTTCCTTGGTAATCTTACCATGAGTGCCACAGCAGCAATGAGAAGCCTCATTGATGCAGGTCAATTTGCGAACCTGCCGGGAGGCTTTAAGGCCAAGGGTGTTAGAATGGTTGGTGATAATGATCCAATCAGTCCCGGTGAGTTTAAAGAAGTTGAAGCTACAGGTATTGACTTGGCGAAGGCTATCGTTCCTCTCCCCTACAAAGAGCCTTCCTCGACACTGTTTCAAATGTTAGGTTTTGTTACAGCAGCCGGTCAGAAGTTTGCCGACAGTACAGAACAAATTGTATCGGAAGCATCTTCCTATGGTCCTGTAGGTACAACAATGGCACTACTGGAAGCATCCAGTAAATTCTTCTCGGCAATCCATAAACGATTGCACAAAGCTCAACGAGATGAATTCAGGATTTTAGCTCATATAGATTATGACTATCTACCCAATGAGTATCCCTATGATGTGCCTTTTGAAAATCGGAATATTTTTAAATCTGATTTTGATGGAAGAGTGGACGTTATCCCCGTTAGCGATCCTAATATTCCATCCAATGCTCACCGCCTTATGATTGCACAGCTTGCCCTTCAAATGGCACAGCAATCTCCTCCCGGCATGTTCAATCTGGAAGCCCTGAATAGAACAATTCTTAATGCTGCCAATATGCCTAACATGGAAGAAATACTTCCTCCCAAGCAGAAACCCAAACCGCTTGATCCTGTTTCCGATATCATGGCTGCTGTAAAAGGAGTTCCAATTGCTGCTTTCCCCGGTCAGAATCATGATGCTCATGTTCAGGTCAAGACAGCCTACCTGCAAGATCCCATGAATGGAGCAAGTCCTATCATGCAAAGGATAAAGCCTGTTCTGGAATCCAATATACAGGAACATATGATTCTGAAATATCAGGAACAGATGAATGGTATTACACAAATGGGGATGCAGGAAGTAGGACCACAAGGAGCCAGTGTAACAGAAGCTATCATGGCTCAAGCTGCTCAACAGGTTCTCAATGCAAATCAGGCAATGGGTCAAATGCAATCCCCAGAACAACAGTTAGTTGCCATTGAAGCTCAGAAATTACAACTGGAGCAGGAAAAACTTCAAATTACTGCTGCCAAGAATGCTGCCGATGCTGCCTTGGATGCTCAGAAACTTGAACTGGAACAGGCACAACTTACGATAGATTCCTTTGTACAGGGACAGACAACAGAACTCAAGAAAGAAAAGGCTGACATGGACAGGGCCAGTAAAGAAACCATGAAAGCTATTGATGTTCTTTCCAAGATTACTATCGAACAGGATAAGATGGAAAATGATCAGACATTGAAAGCTCTTGATATGATGATCAGTACAACCTTGGAACAGAAAAAACTTGACATGAGTGTAGATGAAGTTAGAACAAAAGCTCTGGAAAGAATTGCATCCATGCAAGACAAGGATTCCAGAGAAAGAGATTTTAAAATGATAGACATTGTAAAAGAAGTCATTACCAAGAAAGAGAAGGAGAAAGATAATGCCTAAGTATGGAGGGACTCACTATCCCAACGATGAAAAAGGAAAGACCGATGGATATCCCACTCATGTAAGAAATGATGATCGTGGTATTACCAACGGCTATCCACAACATGTTTCTGGTAAAGTTAAAGATCTGTATGGTAACTTTACTAATCGTTCCATTGATGATGGTGGAGCTGGTGCAAGAGCACGTAAAGGTGTTCTAAACGAGCGTCCAGATTCTTCATGGAAATATCCCAAACCAATCAAATAAGGAGAATACTATTATGTGGACAACCCCAATTGTACGTGAAGTTGCAGTAGGACTCGAAATTAATTGCTATGCATGTGGAGAGCTATGAAAATTTTAATGAAGTTATATAATAATATTGATACTCCATCTTGTATTGCATTTTCAGTTTTAGGACTTATTATTTTAGCCTTGGTTCTAAATTAATGGAAATATGGGATGAAGTAGTAGCAAATTATAACGATGAATTAAGTAAGTTAAGAAATCTATTAAGTGATGGAAATGCAGAAACTTATGCTCATTATAAACAATTAGTAGGACATATAAGAGGAATTGAGTGGTGCAGACAAACCTTCACATCTATTGTTAAAAACCGTATATATGAAGAAGAGGAGTAAATGCAACAGGTACATTTAGGTAATGCTATTAAGAATGATATGTGGATAACAGAGGACGAGATTCCAGATCCAAGTCCTCTACCAGAGTTACCGGGATATCATATTCTGGTACGACCAGTAAGTGTCAAAGGTGTAACAAAGGGAGGTATTGTACTTCCTGATTCAACCAAAGACGATATGGCCTATCTTACCACAGTAGGGAAGGTTCTGTCCATAGGAGAGTTAGCCTATCAAGATGAGGTAAAATTTCCCAATGGACAATGGTGTAGAGCAGGAGACTTTGTTTGTTATGCTAAACATGCTGGTCAGAAACTATTTTATAAATCTGTTAGACTGATCTTGTTATTTGATGATCAGGTTATCTGTAGAGTTGAGCATCCAAAAGATCTTGATCCTACATTTAATTTAATGAGTGGATCAGCATAGGACTTGCATTATGTCTAATTTTGTAGTATAATAGAGTAATAACGTAAAAACGTATGCCTCGTAAGCAACGAAAGGAATTAAAATGGCTGAAAAGGAAGAATGGACTGAGGTAGAAACGGCTAGTTCAGATACCAAAGAAGATAAAGTTGAATTTGAAGTAGAAGAAGAGGAAGAGGTAAAGGTACAGGCAGAGCCAGAAACGGCCCCAAAGTCAGAACCAGAACCACAAGCAGTTGAAAAACCTAAAGAAGAGCCACAGGAATTAGAGGGTATTGAAACAAAAGGTGCTCAAAAAAGAATAAGGCAGTTAATTAAACAGAGAAAAGATCGTGATGATAAAATCTCTGAACTTGTGAAACAGAATGAAACCTTGAATACTCGTTTAAGTTCTAGGGAACAGGAATTTCATAATATTAGTAAGTTAAATCTGGATGCAAATGAGAAGCAGATTACAGATAAACTTGAACTTGCCAGAGCAGCCTATGCTTCAGCCCATGAAGAAGGAGATTCAGGAAAGATATTAAAGGCACAAGAGTTTTTAAATGACGCACAGAATGATTTAAAAACTTTAAATGTCACCAAAGCTAAATTTAAAGATGCACCTACAGAACCACAACAACAGCCTCAAGTGCAACAGCCACAACAACAGCCTCAAGTAGATCCTTTGGCTGCTGAATGGGCTAATAAACCAGAAAATGAGTGGTTTGGTAAAGATAGAGTAATGACAGCAGCAGCTCTTGCTCTGGATGCAGATTTAAAAGAACAAGGTTTTGATCCAAATGATCCAGAATTTTATGATGAGATTGATAATAAATTAAAAGAGAACTTTCCTCATAAATTTACTGTAAAAGAATCGGTGCAGGAACAACCGTCACAACCTGCTCAGGTGGTAGCTGGGGCTTCACGTTCAACCCCTAGCTCTAATAAAAAAGTAAAGCTGACGAGAGAAGATGTAAGGCTTGCTCAAAATTGGGGTATACCACTTGAACAATATGCTGCTGAAAAGCTAAAGGTAGAAAATGCCGATGGTGAATACACAGCAATTAAAACGTAACGTGGAGGAGAAATTATGACACGTATTGAAGAATCACGTAATTCTCAGTTAAGGGAAAATGAAACCAGAGAGGAAACAGAATACGTCTTTGAAGAACCAGACGCAACTCATATACCTCGTGGAGTTGAAGAAAGATTTAAGCAGCAGGACATGTCATTAGGCTGGTTAAGAATCCTTCTTAATG